TTCAGCCCGGCGTCTTCCCAAAGAGTTGACCGCCTTATAACGAAGATGCCGGAGCGGATCGCCGCCGACGTGGACGCGCTGGTGCGCTTCCTGATGAAGACCAGCGTCGGCAACGGTGCCTACGGATACTGGCGCAGTAGCGACCAGTTCAACTACCTGACAGCGGCTTTCATGCCACAGATAGAGGATTACAACCGTTATGCCATGCCCAAGGCGAAGACCTACGAAGAGTATTACTTGTCCATTCCATTGATGGCTAACATCATTAAAAACGTGGCGGCCTACTATGTGAGCGGGGAAGAGATTGATAGATTAAAAGAGTTGTATCGCGACAACGACCTGCTCGACATCCATCGTACAGCCATCCGTGGGCTGCGCGAGGTGGCGGCTGCCGGTTACAGCGGCGACACCAATCGCGCCCGAAACGCTGCCGTGTGTGTCAGAAACATTATGCTAACCGATCCCGACAGTTTCCCGGCTTTCAAGGCTTCGCCAGCCTATAACACGCCGACCGTCAACCTTGACGGCGGCAAATTGGTGAACATGCTATGACGATAGATCTGCACACACCCACCTGCTGGAAAGAACTGACCACGGAGCAACTGCGCGATGTGGTGGAGATGGGGCTGAAGGGCTTGCGACGCGAGGAATATCTGCTGGTGCTGTTTTGCCGCTTTGCGGGCCTGAAGATGATTGCCAACAAAGTCCAATCCGATGAAAAAACGGTTGTCCGCACCAAGTTCAAGTGTGGCGACACTGTGTTTTCGCTTGAAGATTGGCAAGTGTCCGATTTTTGCGGACGGTTGGCTTTCGTCGTCGAAGAGCCAATGCCCATCGATGTGGCTTGGCCGTTTCGCTGGAACCGCTACCTCATGGACACCACCTTCGGCAGCTGGTTCCATGCCGACGCGATGATGCTCGGCTTTGCCTTGGAAGGCGACATCGAGCGGATGAAAGGCGCGATGAAAGACCTCGGCGACCCGCACGACGACTTGAAGCCCGACAGCCCTGACTTCGTGCTGATGCTGCGCTGGTACGACTTGTTCAAAGGCTGGCTTCAGGAGCGGTACCCGCTCGTGTTCCGAAAGGCGGACTCTTCGTCAGGCTCAGATTCCGCAAGCAGCCCCATCGAGACGAGGCAGAACATCATGCTGATGCTTAACGATGGCCACCCGCAGGACAACGAGGCCATCGAAAACAGCAATATGCACGACGTGCTTGCGGCCTTGCAGCACAAGATAGAGGAAGCGAAACGCATCGAGGAAATGATGAAGAAAAGATAGTGATGTTGAAGTGTTGCAATGATGAATTGTTGAACTGTTGAGGCTCGACAACAATTAAACGATTAAACAATTAAACAATCTTCAATGAAAAAGACCTTTATAAAAAGAACGATTGACGACCTTGTGAAGGCAGTGGAACTGAAATACAGCAAGAAGTGCGAGCTGATGACCTTGGCGATGACGACGCAGATGGAGCCGAGCGGCAACCTGTTTGCCCACGTGGAGGCCGTCGTCAACCTCGAAGGCGACAAACAAAGCTACAAGGTGAGCAAAGACTACGACCTATGAGCAACCATTGCATTGACGTGACCTGCCCAGTGTGCGGGGAGGAATACGACGCGCGGCTGTGGATGGGCAGTTGCCCCAAGTGCGGCCACGACTACCAACTTCCAACTGTCAACTATCAACTATCAACTGAAAAAAAACTGTCACTCCAACGTAGGCGGCAATTGCCATCTTTGCAGCCTCAAAAGTAATTCAAACTAACACCTTTAAAAAATGAAGAGATTCTTATTCATCATCGCCTTATCGATGGCAGTCGCCTTATCGGCACAAGCCCAATCTCGGAAATCTTACCAATTTGATCCTGCCCACAACGGTGTGTTGTCGAATTGGAACATTGGCGTGTTCGGTCAGGGTTCGTTTTATCACGGGACAACGAATTTCGGCATTGGCGGCTTTGCCACGAAGCAACTCGACGACTATCTGCGTTTCCGCGCAGAAGCCGCAATCAACGGCCTGAAAGTGGTTGAGGGTTTCGACCGAAACGGAACCTTGTTCGCTGGCCTACAGTTCAACTTCGTCGAATGGATATATCTGTTTGCCGAAGGGGGCGTCAAAGTCGACCCGACGAAAATCGGACTTGGAGGTTCTGCCGGTCTTGGACTGAAATGCAATTTCGGCAGATGGTCAGGACTTATTGCCGAAGGAGGGGCAAACCTGATTCAAAACGGAGCTAATCTTGACAACATGCTCTATGCAAGAATAGGATACTTTGTCAGGCCTGGCATAACAAAAAGAGACAAGGATGGAATTGACTTCGACAACAAGGTTCGTACTGAATACGGCAACCAGAAGGAGGAAATACGCATCCTGAAGACCGAGGTGCAGAAATGTACCGAGGCCACAGCAACGATACAGGCCGCCGCCGAAGAGATGCAGCAAATGGTCATTTCTCTTCGGACGCAATGCACAACGCTTGAGAAGGAGAAGAAGGAGATGGAAGGCAAGGCGGTCGACTATTCCATGTTCAAGTTCCACTTCAATTGCGGCAGTGCTGTCCTTTCGGAGATACAGGAATTGCGTGTCGGCACACTTGCCTCCTATATCAATTCCACAGGTGGCCAGTGGCGCGTTGACGGTTATGCCAGCCCTGAAGGGCCTGACTACAACAACATGATCTTGTCGCAGCAACGAGCCGAGAAGGTGTGCAAAATATTAGAGGCATACGGTGTCGACAAAGAACGCCTTATCCCGATGGGCAATGGCTCTACGGCTGAGTACGGCGAGGATTCGCCCCTGAACCGCATGGTGGTGGTTTCCAAAATAGTTCCTTGACTTACTGATTCTGTCATAAAAGCCTCCCACGGCCATCTCCATGTTGTTGTTTGATGGTACAGGAGGCCGATACACGCTCCAAGGCTTGCGAGGTGCCGCCGTTGCACTCGTCGTAACGGATTGCACCTTCTTCCACCGCAAGCATACTTTGGGGCGCACAACAGCCCGCCAAGGCCTGCTTATCAATGTTCCGAGGTGGTACAGCGGGCGAAACGGGGAGGTGTGATGTAATGCACCAACGGCGGTGCGTCCGGCAACGGTTTTCCTCAGATGCGGGTTCGAGTCCCGTCCTCTCCTCCGTTCCTCGGCAGGCTTGGCAACCTGCCCCGCATAGTGCCGCGTAACCATCTTCATTAACCAAGCCAATGCCGTGCGAAAAGGACGCACGTCGGGTGAAAGCCCCGTGGTTTCAATTTTTGTGCCGAAGCTGGACAATGTCGTAAGGTTGCGTCTTCTAAATCTTTTCACATCTCGTTTTTGAGAACTTTGTGTCTCCGGCAACGGGGACAAACGGAAGGGACAGCCCTCCACAGGGGAGGGGGAATGTTGTCAGGGTGTGCAGGTTTGGATTAAAAAGCCTGGGACTGCACACTTAGCTCCGAAAGTTTGGCCCGCCGTTCGACTCGGCACCCTTCCACGCTCTGGACTCGACGACAACAATTAACGATTAAACAATCAACAATTCAACACTATGAAAGTCACACTGAGATTAGGATGGCCCGTATTGCTTGCCGCCGTGTTTGCCGTACTGAAATGGTGCAAGGTCATCACGTGGTCGTGGTGGTGGGTGTTGTCGCCCGTTTGGATCATCGCGGCCTTTTGGATGCTCGTGCTTGTCATCGTTTCCGTTTTCGGATATATCTATAACAGCAAAAACTAAGCATCATGGCCAAATCTCTCACACAAACCAAGTCTGTGTTCATCGCACGGATGCTGTTCGCCCTTAACGACATGGACGATTTGGGCGGCTTCTTCAAATCGGTGATCATTGCGCAAGCCGCAGTCGAGAGCAACTGGGGACGCAGTGTGCTTTCGTCGAGACACAACAACTACTTCGGCATCAAGGCAGGCAAATCGTGGAAAGGCAAGACAGTGAACATGAAGACGGGGGAGGTGTTCGATGGCAAGCAAGTGACCATCAACAGCAACTTCCGCGTGTATAATAGCTTGGCAGAGAGCATCCGCGACCGTAACAGTTTACTCCGAATGCCGCGATACAAAGCTGTTGAACTTGCTACCACGCCAAGGGCTCAGGCCGAAGCTATCAAGGCCGCTGGCTATTGTACGGCCATCAATTACGTGAGTTCAATCATGGCGATTATTTCAGCCAACAATCTCACCCAATACGACAAATGAGAAAAGATTTTTTATTCATAATGTTTTTGATTTTGATGAGCTTTCTCACCGGCTGCCGCGCCTCGAAAGAATCAAAGGCCCGGAACGAGCGCACGGTCGAAAGCGAGATAGGCGTGGAACTCCGCAAGGCCGACAGCCTTTGGAGTTCCATCGCCGAAAGGCTCAATTTCAAGATTGAGTTCTACCCCTTAGAATATGGTCCTGGGAAGCCTGCCACGGATAGCACGTGCCCGACCGCTCCAACTTCCACCATGCCTGCCGCTTCGTCACGCACGACGATTCCTACTCGTTTTGTGGGAAGCGGCGGCATGGGAGCGGTGAAGAGCATCGAATTTTCCGCAGAACACGCCACCGAGTCAGGCAATGCCACTCAGGTCGATTCCACCTATAATAGCAAGACCGACACCACGGAAACCCGGCAAGAGGAAAAAGCGTCGGAGCTGCGGCATGACAACGGCACGGTGGCCATCGCGATCGTCGTCGTTGTCATTGCCGTGGCCGCGTTAGGGTATGCGCTGGCACTTAAAAGAGGCAGGAAATGATGCGCTGGGTTCTCATCGGAGGCAATGTGGTTGCCGTGTTTGCCGCCGAGGATGGCGGAAAGGTGACAGGGATTGAAGTGCGGGTTTTTCCGCTGCCCTATTGGGAAAAATATGTCTTACCAAACATCGATAAACCATGAAGAAATACATCGACCCCGAAAACGACCGCTACCAGTTCATGGTGCGCGAGACCTTGAACGGCTACTCGATTGAGGTGTTGGTAATGAGCAGCAACACACTTGCAGCCCTTACCCCGCAAGTGGCGGCGGATTTGCAAGTTGCCCTTCCACGGCCTTACCGTCTGCAAAGCTGCGCCAAAGAATCCGCCATCGAGCAGCTTGACGAACTGGCCGCGCTCAATGGATGGGTTGAAATGCGTTCATAGACCTTAGTCTTTATAGTTTTATATAGTTTTTTCTCCCCAATTCGCCCGAGTTGGGGAGGTTTTTTGTGCCTGAAGAAAAAAATGCACTTTTTTTGAAAAAAAAATCACTTTTTTCTTGTGTGGTAATAGACAAATGTCTATCTTTGCATCGTCAAATCAAAACAGAACGCACAATGAAGACCAACGAACTCATCAGAAAACTAAAAGCCGCTGGGTGCTGGTATGTCAAGCCTGGCAAGAATCACGATTGGTGGTGGAGCCCAATCACACAAAGGATGTTTCAAGTGCCACGCCACGCCACTCACGACATCAAGCCGAACCTGCTGAAAAGCATCTCAGAACAATCGGGGGTCAAATTCTGACCCCCTTCAAAGACAAAGGAGGAAAAACAATGGAAAAAGTGACAGTAATTATCGAAATGAACGATGACGGTAGCTATACCGCCGTGCCGCAACACAACTACAAGATTGGCTTTTTCGGTGAAGGCCTCACCGTGGATGAAGCCATCATCGATCTTAATAATTCACTTGCCGAGGCAAGAGAAGAATTGCCGGAACTTCCCGAAATGGAATGGGAACTGAAGTTCGACACCGCGAGTTTCCTGCAATACTATGGCGACCGCTTGAGCCTGGCCGGGCTGCAAGCCATCACCGGCATCAACCGAAAGCAATTGAGCCACTATGTGACCGGGCACAGCCGCCCATCGGCAGCCACCGTGAAAAAGATACAGGCGGGAATCACCAGTTTCTCGCAACAACTTGGCCGCGTCTGTTTGATTTGACACCCTTCAGCCGTTCGGTCGAAAGCCCGTGCCATTACCGGCACGGGCTTTTTTCATTTTCGTGACCCCACGAAAATGGTGGGATTCTTTTTTTTTTGCTCCCGACATCAATGTCGCCAGCAAACCCTTGTTTAACTTTCCGCCTCGAAACTTAAACAAGCACCTTCATTATGTTACTTTTTCGCTGAAAATGTAACTTGACATCGGCAAATCGCGTTGTTTCTGTCACCATCAAGCCGTGGGGAATGGATATTTTTGCACCAAATCCTGATTGACATGATCACCATCGACTACCTGAAGAAAACATTGCGCGGTTTCGTACTTTCAGACGGCCAGACCGTTGACGCGAACCGCATCCTCGTTGACGCGCCCGACATCCAGGAAGGCCTCACGCAACTCTGCCAGCGGAAAGACATGCCGTTGGCAATCCTCTTCGAGGAAGCCTTCCACTATGACGACGACGACCGAAACGACGTACCTTACACCCGCTTCGAGCAATCGATCTACGTGATGCGCATGGTGAGCCGCGACAAAGGCAGTCGCGCCGAGGAACTGAAATGCTTCGCCGACGTGAAGCGCATCCGCGCCCTGTTGCTCAAAAAGCAGTATGAGGGCGACCCCGAACTGGCCGGATGGAACCGCACCGCCCGCCGCGACTTCGTGAGCGGAGCCGCCAACTACGTGGGCTGGAAGCTGAAGCTGCCCTTCACCGAAAACGAAAGCTGGGAACTTTGAATTTCAAAATTTCAAAATTCCTGATTTCAAAATTGCGCAAAGCGGCAAAAAAATCTTGAAATCTTGAAATACAAAATCTTGAAATAAAGAGTTATGGCACAGGGATATGGCACAAGGGGCAATGCGGACGAGTTTGAGGTGAACTGGGACCGCTTCGGCGAGATTGTCATTGAACGGTGGCAGGAGAAGCTGCTTGAAAAGGACATCTACGACACGGGCAACCTCTACCGCTCTATCGAGTATGGCTACCGTGCCTCAAACGCCCTCGGGCAAATCGTTGGGCGCGGCCATGCCTCGGAGGTGAAGGCGGGCACCATCCCCGACGTGTTCACCTTCCGTTTCCCGATGTACGGCATCTATGTGGAGCGCGGCGTTGGGCGCGGCTACACGCGGGGCAACGGCGGCGACTTGGTGAAGTTCAAGGGCGTTGGCCGTGGGCGTGAGCGGCGCACCTGGTATTACCGCATCTTCGCCAACGAGCGGCACCGCCTTGGCGAACTGGTGGCCGAGCAGTACGGACGCGCCGCCGCCTCGATGATACACACCATCGAGGTGAAAAAGTTGTATTTCGGCGGGGTTTAGGGTAGTTGAGAGTTGAGAGTTGAGAGTTGAGAGTAGTTGGGAGTTGGGAGTTTTTCGTAAAATTATCGCTCCGTCTTGCGAAACGAAAAATTATTTGTACTTTTGCACTTGTAAACAACAAACGCAATTACAAAAGCAATGAAAAAGGACAATCCAATCGAAGAGGCACAGCGTTATGTTGACAATGCCAAGCAAACCCTGAAGGAGAACGGAGAGTATGACAGCTCGCTCAACCGCTACAACGACGACAAATACGTGCGTGCCGCAGGGCATTACCTGTGGAACGCTGTCCTCATCGTGTTGAACGCGGTGTTTGGCGTGAAGACCAAGCAAAGGCCGCACCCCGACATCAAGGACTACAAGGAGGCCGTCGGCAAGCGCGACCGCAAGCTGCTGGCCTTGGTGAACGACGGCTACATCAACATGCACATCTCGATGGGCTATGACGGCAATCCCTCGAAGGTCGTGTGCGACGAAGGCATCCGACAAGCCAACGACATCATTGCCCGCTGCGCCGCCATGCTGAAATGACATTGCAATAAGGTGTGCACAAAACCCGAAAAGTTCCCCAAAAACGGGAACTTTTCCTTTTTTTTCGCAAATTTCCCACAAAAAAACTTGCACAATCCAAAAAAGCCGTATATTTGCAGCGCTAAAACCTTAGTGCGGTACGAATGCCGCCGACCAAAATCGGCTTTTTTTGTGCCCACACCTTATTGAAAAATTGAGTTTTATTCAGACTCGGCGAGTCCGGCAGCAGTAATGCCCGGGAGGTTTCGCACTAAGGACCTTAGCAGCTCGTACCGGGTCTCTTTGTTTAATGCTTAAACCTTAGTTAAATGAACAATTCGAGAAAGGCAGCCGGAGAGACGGCAAACGGTAGGGACGCAAGGCTTGCGTCCGCCAACAACGGCGCGTACCCGAAGCGGGCACGCCTGTTCAGCCCCGACGGGCACGCCAACAAAGACATCATCACGGTGGTGTACGACATCTATGTTGAACGCTTCGTGCGCAACCACGCGCGGCGCATCGGCTGGAAGTGCAGCGTGAGGGCGATAAAGCCCGCAGCCGCCGAGCCCACCTGCGACAACTGCGCCTCGATGGCCCTGCGCCAGACGCGCGACGGCGCCAACCACCGCTGGTGCGAGCTTCACGTCCAATGGATTCCCGACGAGGAACACGCGCCCACGTGCGGCCTGCACCAAGCCATCCGCAAGTTCGAGAACCGCTACTCGAAGAAAGGAGGTGGGAGATGAGTGACAGCAAAGAATTGACCATCAGCGTCCGTGATTCCGAATGGCGCCGTTTTGAAATCTGCAACAACCACAACCTTTCGCCCGCCGACCTGGGAGCCATTCTCCGGCTGGCGGAATGGTTTGGCACACATGCCGAACAAGTCTATGCCGAATGGCTTGAGGAAAACAGGCGGCGCATGACCATGCTGCACAAGGCCTTTGCCGACTTCGTGAAAGAAAAGGTAGGCCAAGGCGAGGCGAGAAACTACGACTTGATTGTTTATGCCCGCGAATTTGTTTACAAGCACACTGACAGCAAGTTTGCCGATGTCAATTCGCTTGTGCGTCAATGGTATAGAGACCATTGTGACGAAATCAAAAATGCGGTGAAGGAAGGAGGCGCACAATGAACACCTTGAAGATTAGCGACATCCCGACCCTTGCCCGCTGGACGGAGGTGGGAGTGAACGAGAACGACAACGCCCTCAGCGGCTACATCAACTCACTGAAAGACAGTATAAGCGAACTTGTGTGGCTCGAAGACAACAACGCGCCATTCGGCAACCACGAGCCTTCGGCGGAATACGTGGCCCTCAACAAGAGCTGCCGCCTGATGGCCAACCTGCTCAGCGACCTGAAGAACATCCGTAGAGAAGTGAAGGCCGCAAGGCTCATCAACGGCACCGGCCTCAAGGTGACGAAAGGAGGTGGGGAATGATGACGAAACTCGAAGCCACCACCTTCATGGCCGAATGGGTGGCCAACCTCGAAACGCAGCGCGAAGCCCTTCAGGTGATGATCGACCAAGGCAAGCAGTTCATCAGCGAATTGCAGGAAGAGTCGGGTTGCAACCTTGCAACCTGTTGACAGGAACGGAAATTGTCGTATATTTGCGGCGAGAAAGGAAAGAAAAATGGAAATCATCGCCATCGTAGTGTTCGCCATCTTGGCCATCATCGAAGGCCGCAAGGAGAAGCGAGACCCCACTTATCGCTCGTGGATGACCAGAGGAGACAGCCATTGGGATCACTGGAACCACACGAAGTACGGTGACTGATTTTGCTGATACTTTCTAAATTTGTCACTGCATAATAAGGTTTGGCGCATAATTTCGCGTCAAACCTTATCTTATTATGAGTGACAACAGAGACATCTTTACCAGTGAGATATACGTCAACAACCAGCAGGCCAACGATGCTATTGCCGAGATGACGAAACAACTCACCAAACTTACCGACAAATACGACGACCTCGCGGCAAAGAACGAGAAACTGGCTGAAAAGACCGACAAGGCAAAAGCCGCCATGGATGAGACGACAAAGAAGCTGGCAGAAATGACAAAAGGCACTGATGAGTATGCCAAGACCGCAAAAAAACTCGACCAGCAGACCAAATCCTACAACGACCTGACGCGTCAGGTGGAGGTGAGCAAGCACAAGATGGCCGATGCGGAAAAAGAGATGAACTCGATGAAAGAGAGCATCAAAAGAGCCGAGGATGGTGTCGGTGCTTACCGCAAGGCCATTGACGAGCTTTCGGGTAAGAGTATGAACAACCTGAAGCGGATGCAGAGCCAGTTGAGGGACGAACTCGACAAGACAAAGCCTAACACCAAGGAATGGAGCGATTTGGCCGACCAATACGCAAAAGTAACCAGCCGTATCAAGTGGCTTGAAAAAGTACAACAAGACATATTGGTAAAGCAAGGAAGCATCTTCCAAAGGATGGCAAAGGGGTTGAACGACTATTACGGAGCCATCACCTTGACCATCGGAGCGATAAGAAGGGGCGTGGCCGCTTTCTCCAACACCTACAAGACCATCTCCAACTTCGAGCAGGCCAACGCCAACCTTTCCACCATCCTCGGCGTAAACCGCGACCAGATGAAGGCTTTGGAGGATGCCGCCCTTGAACTGGGCAGCACCACGCGCTACACGGCCTCGGAGGTGACCAACCTGCAAACCGAGTTGGCCAAGTTGGGCTTCACGCAGAAGGAAATCCTCGACATGGGTCCGTCGGTGCTGAACTTCGCCACGGCGGTGGGAACCGACTTGGCGAGTGCGGCGGCAATGGCGGGCGTGGCCTTGCGCTCGTTTGAGATGCAAAGCGACCAAACCGAAGACGTGCTGGGCACGATGGCGGTGGCCTGCAACAAATCGGCGCTTTCCTTTGAATATTTGCAAAACGCCTTCAGCACCATTGCGCCAGTGGCGAAGAGCTACGGCCTCGGCTTGAAGGACACGGTGGCTCTGTTGGGCACCTTGGCCAACGCGGGCTTCGATGCCAGCAGCGCGGCCACGGCCACGAGAAACATCCTTTTGAAAATGGTGGATGCCAACGGCGAACTGGCCAAGAGTCTCGGAGGATCGGTGAAGACGTTCGACGACATCATGGACGGGATGATCAAGCTGCGCGATTCGGGACTTGACCTTGCCGGAGCTTTCGAGCTTACCGACAAAAGGAGCGTTTCGGCCTTCAGCACCTTCCTTCGCGGCGCGGAGAGCGCGAAGGAGCTGCGGGCATCCATCGAGGACGTGAACGGCGCGTTGGCGGCCACTGCCGAAGTGAGGGCCGACACGGTGGAAGGTGCCATTGCAGGACTGCAAAGCGCATGGGAGGGCTTCGTGTTGAGTTTCCGCAATTCATCTGGTACGGTGAAGGAAATGGTGAACACCCTTACGGATTTTGTGCGAAGGCTGCCGCAATACTCCGACAATATCGCGAAAATAACGAAATCGGTGCTGGCTGTAGTGCTGGCCATCAAGGCATGGACTTTGGCCGAAAAGGCGAAAAACGCGGCGGTGACGACGGGTCACAAGCTCGCTGCTGCCGCTAAGGTCGTCTATCACGCCGTGAGATTGGCGTATTTCAACATGACAGGCCAGACCGTCAAGGCAACCGCAGCACAAACGGCATTGAACGCGGCGATGGCCGCCAACCCTTTCGGGGCAGTGGTTGCCGTGGTGGCAACGCTGACGGCAGCGATTGGCCTTCTCGTTGGCCGCCAACGCGAGGCCGTGGAAACGACCGACCTGTTGGCCGAGGCAGACAAAAGGGCTAACGAGAAATACGACGAACAGGCTGGCAAGGTGAAAGCCCTCACGTCCATCGTGGAAAACAACAACATCTCCCTTGCCGAGCGCAAGAAAGCCTTGGATGAGTTGAAGGCCATCGTGCCCGGCTACCACGGCGACCTGACCGAGGAAGGTCGACTGATCAATTCCAACAAGGAAGCCATAGACGAATACTGCAAAAGCCTTCGCGAAAAGATACGCCTTGAAGCACGGAAAGACCAGCTTTTGGAAATAGAGAAGCAAATTGCCGCGCTTGAAGACCAAAAGGCCGATGCACAGGAAAGGCAGCATCAGGCCTTGGTGGAATCGGGTGGCGACACGACAGAAATCAAGGAAACGCACTCGTTTTGGCGTGGGCAGCAACTTTCATTCACCGACTACGGCCAGGCAAAGAAAGACGAAGCGGACGCGCAGAAACAGATTGACGAACTGGAAGGACAGGCCAAGAAAATCAGTGACGGGATCGGCAAGATATTCACCGATCCGATTGACAAAGTCATGGCTGAATACGAGGCCATGTTTGACCAAATCCGAAAGGAAAGCGTCGACAACCCCAAGGCCGCCAACGAGGAAATCAACCGCCTGCGGGAGGAACGAGACCTGAAAATCGCGGAACTAAGGAAAACGGCTGATGAAACCAAGAAAGTGGTTTCGGAAGAAAACGCCATCCTCACCCAAACCCAATTCGATTTCCTTGAAGGCCGTTACGACAAACTCACAAAGAAAGAGAAAGCGATGGTGGATGCCGGATATGCCGCCTTGTCAGCCGAAGACTCCAAAGCCCTCAAAGCCCGATATGACAAGCTGATGAAGGCCGACGGCAAGGCCGCCGACCAACGCTATCAAGCCGACGTGAAACGTATCGAGCAAAGGCAACGCGAGGAACAAAACCTTATCAATCAGCAATTCTTTGCCCGTGAAATCACCGCCGAGCAACACGAGAAAGCCTTGCGAGACATCACAATGAAATACCTTGTCGAAAAACTTGAACTCGCCAAGGCAAACGGCAAGGACATTACACAGATTGATGCGTCAATCCTCAGCGAGCGTATGAAAAACCGCAAGTCGGATTACGATGAAGACCTGAAACAATTAGAGGCACGGCAGAAGGAGGAAGAACAATCGTTGTCGCTCTCATTGTCGGCAGAGGAAATCACCGAAAAGGAATATCAAGCGAAGTCCCTCGAATTGAAGATGCGCTATCTGGAAGAAAAGTTGAAGCTGACACTTGAAAGCGGGCAGGACGAAACCGCCGTGCTGCAAGCCATTTTTGATGCGCAGATTGAAGCCGAGAAAGCAGCATACGACGAGATGAAGAAACTGAATGAAGATGCGAAGAAATTCCTTGCCGAATTGAATCCCTCCGAGGCCCGCAAGTCAGAACTGGAAGAGCAACTGAAACGGCTGGAAGAAATACATGATGCAAAACTGTGGTCAGAAGAACAATACGAGCAAGCCGTCCAACAGCTTCGCAAGAAATATGCAGATGAAGACCTGAAGGAGAGGTTGGCCAACGTGCAGAATTACACCGAGCAGGCCAACAGCGTCATGTCAGAAGCCTCCAACTTCGTCACTGCCTTGAAGGAAGCCGAATCGGCACAATTGGAAGCCCAATACCAGGCCGATTTGACCGCTGCGGGTGACAATGCCGAAAAGCGTGAGCAAATCGAGGCAGAGTACGAGCAGAAACAACTCGACCTGAAAAAGAAGTATGCTGACTCTGAAATGGCTGTAAACATCGCAAAGACCATCGCCAACGGCGCGGTGGCAGCCATCAAGGCCTACGCCGATGCAGGCCCGGTGGCGGGTGCGATATTGGCTGCGCTGATTGCCGCTACCACTGCGGCTGAAGTGGCCACCATCGTAGCCCAGCGCAATGCCATCAAGGCCACATCCGTCAGTAGTACAAGCACGGCCAATTCGGGGTCGACGGATAACACCATGCAAACTGGCACACGAACCATCACAGGTTACAGCGAGGGCGGCAACACGAAACGAGCCACCTCTGATGCAACCGTCGTTGGCGTAGTCCATGCCAACGAATGGGTTGCCCCGGCATGGATGGTGCGCGAGAACCCGACCGTGTTCGCCGACTTGGAGCAATACCGCGCCACTTTGGGAAGGGGAAGGAAGAAACTTGGCAATGGCTTTGCCGATGGCGGTTTAGCGTCACCACAATCAGGGTCGATGCCAACACCATCACCATTGGAAGAAATCGACTGGCAGGCATTGCGCGACTTCAACGCCATCATGCGCTATTGTGCAACCCACGGAATCTTCGTGAAATACGGCGACATTATGATTGCAAAGGAAAAACACGATAACTTCAAAAAGCAAACTTCAAGATGAAACTCACCACCGCCAACGGTCAACTCGACCTGCCACAGGATTTTTCGTTGACCATGGAACGCACCAACCCCCTGCTTTCAGGAGAAGGCGACGCCAGCGTCCCGGTCACGCTTCCTTCTTCTATAAGGAACCTTGATATACTCGACCATCTCGAACGGATTGACCGAGCCGAGCGATATGGAAACAAAGTGGAAGCCATCCTTAAAGTCGGACCCGTCCAGAAGCGCGGCCAGTTGGTCATCGACACGGTACAACGCCATGCGGGTATTGACGCATCGTTTGCCATCGACAACAGCGACCTCTATGTGCAGAGCAAAGACAAGACCCTGCGAGAGATTTTCTCGGGATGGAAAGGCGGCATTGGAATGAACATCCCGTTTCAAGACATCGAAACAGCCTGTCAATACATGATTTCGATATACAAGGGAGAGCTTGAGGGCACTGATTTCGCGGTTTTTCCTGTGGCCGTTTCGCCCTACGAGGAAGGAGAAGGCGACAACAAGCGAACCGTATACCAGTACAACAACCAAGCGGCAGGCGACTCACTCATTTACGAGGAACGCATTGTTCGTGAGGGCGATGTCAACATGACAGTGCCGAAAGGCTACGGCATTGCACCCTTCCTGAAACTGCAAAGGCTGTTGGAGAGACTTTTCGAAATCATGCACTATACCGTCACATACAACTGCTTCAATGAGGAGCCTTTCAATTCACAGATTGTCATCGTCCACAACTGCGCCGACTGCCTCTGCAACCCGACCGCCACCTTATATTATAAAGACCTCGTGCCGGATTGCACATTGAGCGAGTTCCTCGTATGGCTGTTGGCCAAGTTCCACGTGCAGCCAGTGGTCGACTCTGAGACAAAGCAGGTTCGCATTGTCAAGATGGATGCCATACTCAATGATTTGACGGGTGGCTATGACGACGACATCAGCGGACTGGTGGAGGGCGACTGGAAGGTGCAACTCAATCCGTCGAGGCGCGTCGTGCTGACCCCGACCATCGAGATTGAAGGCACAGAGGCGGCGGCTGAGACCTTCGACAAGCTAATAGAGAAATACGGCGGCTATGTCGACATCAACGAACTCCAGTTCCGGTCTTTGAGCGGGCCTTCTCCAGCCTTCTACAACAGTCTGGTCAGACGCAAGTCCACCGGCGTGTTCTATTCCATCGAGCAACGGTTGAACAGCGGAGAACTGAACATACAGCGTATTGGAACGAACTACTTCAAGTACGACCGCCGAAACAGCGAAGAGACCGAGGAATTCAGCCAGGCTGACATGATGCCACTGATGCTGTGCGGCCCGAAATGCGAGACCGCACCCTTCATAGGAGAGCGCATCCACCGCCATACATCCTACAAAGACCAGACCGACGACAGCAGGCAAAAGATCATAGCGGTGCAAGCTCACACACTGCGGCATTTCGCTTACCGCACCACTGGCACGACGCAGATGTCGATACCTTGTTCCGACGGCTATTTGTATTACAACTTTTGGTTTGGCATGGACAACTACAGCCTGTATCGTAACTTCTGGCAAAACTACAACAATCTGATACTGAATAGCCCTGTGCATCTGACAGGTCGGCTGAAATACGACATTGCCTATTTCCTTGGCATGGACATGATTACATTGAAACTTTGTGACGGACAGAGGCTGCTTCCCGTGAAGGCTTCGGCTCAGATCGGCGCGAAAACAAGCATCACGGAAGCCGAGTTTATCCGTGCCGAGTTGTTCATGGACGGGATTTCGGACGTGGAAATCAAACCTGTGATCGGCAACGGATTGAAATGGCAGATAAGCGACAACCACGAAGAAATCGGCCTTCAGCTGTTCAACACCAACAAGACACAAATCCAAGACGAATTGTCCTACAATTCCGTTGTCGCCACCATATTCTACACCGGTTGCAGCTTCATGCTTGACGCACCTGTCAACGCAGGCTCGCCAAGCGAGTTAGGGGAGACCCTTGTCATAGAAGCCTTGGCGACCTTGACCATCGATTTCAGCATTGAATACGAGGATACGCAATACGAAACCCCTATACAATCGTCGTCGGGGTCGCGCTCCTATCCAAACACCCTTGTCGCCTTCACGCTCGTGGCCGTGCCCACTTAATTTTGTCACTCACTCCAAAATGTTCAATCATAACTTTGCATTGTCATGTTGAACCTCATATCATATCCTCAAGGCCGCTGTTTCATGGGCAATCTGCCCGCGATTGTCGCCTCCACTGGCGGTGGCGTCGAGTTTTCGCTGTGGCTGATGCAAAGCCCAATGACGAGGCTGTTTGCTGCAAAATATCAGCGCGATTTTGATGGCAAAATCAGCATCGACATCGCCGACATCGTGAAGAGTCACCTGAAGGCGACATTGCCAACCAACGAAAACGACCTTTACCAGTCGGGCTTTGAGGCTCACTTTGTTTTCAAGATGAACGAAATGGACGACGGCAGTGCCGGAAGTGATTTCGCAAGCGACTTCGTCGTCATAAACGCTTCGCCACACACTTTGGAGACTGTTGAAGACTGGTGCGCCAGCCACTTCCTGACCGACCAACCCGTGGAAAAGCGGACCAACTACGAGTCACCCGAATGGCTGACCTACTACGACTACGTTGGCGATTGGGTAGTGGTGGGTCGCTTTTATCCCAAGGAGGGCGGTGTCGTCGACATGGTCGTGAAGTGGGACGAGAAGCCTGGCTGCTGGTCGGTCAATGTGAACTACGCCCGACTCATTCCCCATGTGGCTCGGCTGCCTCACCAACTGAAGGGCTATTTTGACATCATACTCTATGACGGCAACATGAATGAGCAATGCCGCCAACGCTACATATACGATGAACGCACTGCCAAAGAGCACTACTACATTTTTGCCAACGGTCTCGGCGGCATCGACACGCTGATCGCGCAGGGCGAAAATGTGCTTCAACCCGAATTGGAGCACAACGTAGGACGTTTCGCGAAACGTTACAAGCCGTTAGACGACACGGAAGACATGCAGAAATGGCAGCAAAACACTGGAATGTTGAAGTACCGTTGGCGCAATTGGCTGTTTGGCCTGATAGCCAACAAGCAAGGTGCTGCAAAATACGATCCAAAGGACGAATCCTATCACGGCATAGTGGTGGTTTCATCCGACATCAACATAAGCGACAAAGGCCAGTTGGCCAATTCCCAATTCGGCTATATCATGGAAAGTGCCGCCAGCGGATTTGTCGAAGAAGAAAGGTGTCTCAGCCAAAGCGCCGCAGATGCTGCATCAGAACTTGACGACCTGACCACGGAAGTCACCGTTGAAGTAGTGGCAGGGGAAACCAAGGCAGTGAACGTGACAGCCGAGAAAGTGTTTGTCTCGTTCCCCAAGATAGCCGTGCCAGCATTGGTAATTTACTACATCAACGGACAATATGAGGGGAATTTCACACCAGGTGAAGACGAAAGCCCCGTGGTCATCGACCTTCCGTTTGGGGCGAGCCTGCACTTCGAGACGGATGGCGACATAGAAGCACTCACCTTGAACTGGTACGAAGGCTGGAAGGAAGTGGCCACCTACGGCTTCGTTTGGAGCGAGTTGGCGTGTGCCGTCGTGCCCGACCGCTACGCCATCGGCTGGAGCGATCATGTGTGCGCCGTCGAAACGGCACCCTACACCTTCGACTGGAGCGAAAGCCGCTGTGTGCTGCAAGCCGGTGGCTACGAGTTCCGCTGGAGCGAAGACCGCTGCGTGATGGAATACGAATACAAGCTGATTTGGCAAGAAATACCCGGCGACAACACCAACCAACAATTAAACGAATAAACAACAAACAATCAAACAGCAATGGCATACCACAACACAGGCTACGCCCGCCGCAAGATACTCACAGTGAACAAGGGCGAATATACACAGCAGTACAACATCTGCACTGGTTTCACCTTCGACGGCAAGGCTTATCCGTCATTGTCAGACGATGAATTTGCACGTCTGTCAGAAAGCGAATACCAAGCCCGCCGCACCGATTTCTGCAACTACGTCTATGGCGAGGAAGACGGCCTTCAGGCCGACTGCCCCGACCTCACACAAGGCAGCGTCGTTTACGACCCCGTGTCGTGCCCGCTGACAGTCCAAACCTCTAATTGACAAAACATTAAAATCTCATAACATGGCAACATTTGAACAAGCGCAAATCAACCCTGATGTATTAGGCATCATGTTCGGTCCGCTCGACCGCTACCTTCAACTCAGAGAAGTAGACGATAACACGCTCTATTTCATCAAGGACAGGGGCCTCATCTTCCGAGGAAAACAGTTATGTACGCCCATCAATGTAGTGGAGGCTTCCACTACAGGCACTGGCGCACAACAGCAGACCACCTTCACGCTGACCTACTACGGCCAAAACCCTGGAAACCCAACCATCCAAACCATCACCGTCTACACCAAGGCGGCCATCGATGCAGTTTTGGCAACCATCAACAGCAGCATCAACACACACAAGGCGGTTGTGGCCACATACGCCCAGCTCGGCCATGTGAAACTCAGCGATGCCATCGACGACACCGAGCATGATGAGAACTACGGTGAGACTCACGAAGAATCCTTTGCCGCTACACCTGCAGCCGTGGCCGCAGCTCTTGAAGCCGCCAACTACTACACTGACCAACAAATTGCAGAGGCATTGCAAGCCGTACACCAAAAGGGTACTTACGGCCTCGCTGCCGATGGCGCAGACGAAACGCGACCTCTCAACGAGATTGACGCTGTTGAGGGTGACACGTATATCTGCATCAGCACCATCGCCAATGCCCCATACGTGAACGGCCAAGGCCAGGCGGCTACCTACAACCTTGAACCAGGCGACAACATCCTCTGCCTGCAAGATGCAGTGGTCAGTGGTGGTGTGGTCACCACGCCTGCCCGCTGGACCATCGTGCCCAACATGAGCCAAAACGCCGTCATCACGGAAAATGCCAACACCGTGCTGACCAACAACACCATTGTTCTCGGTGCCGGTAACAAGAAAGTGAAAAGGCTCGCTGCTGGAACATCGGGACAAATACTCCGTCAAGGTGCATCGGGTCCGCAGTGGTTTACGCATGTGAACGCCGACCACGGTATAGGGTATGGCGTTTGCGAAACACCCTTAGAAGAACCAAATAAAAAAGTTCATTTCACGGGCTTCAAGCTTCAGGAGGGGGCTACCGTGGCCGTCTTGTTCATGGCAGGAGTGTCAGAACGTGATTTTCTCAATGTTGGCGATACCGAGAAGTTCCCGATCATCTACCATAACTATTATATCGGAAAAGATGTCATAACGAAAGGCGACACGGCCACGTTTATGTTCACCGAAAAATATGATTACGGCGAAGAGTCGGAATACCGTGGCGCATGGGTTGTCATCTCCATCGACCAACCGCACGACGTGCCTGGACAACTCAGTTCCTTCCAAAACAACATCCAAGGCATAGGCGTGTGCAACACGGCCACGGGCACGGCTGCCAAGACGGCCTCCATATCCGGTGTGATCATCGGCAAGGGTAGCGTGTTCGCCATACGCTTCGCTTACAACGTGGATAGCGGCTCGACGCTGAATATCAACCAGAGCGGCGCAAAGAACATCTTGCACCGCAACGCCGCATTAGGTGCCGGACAGATTCTTAAAGACGACACCGTCACCTTCATCAGCGATGGCACAAGCTACCATGTGCTCAGCATCGACCGCCCGTTTGACCAATCACCAACCGAAAACAGCCACAACTTGTTAGACTCTAATGCCATCTATCAGGCCATCGAGTCGGCAAAACTGAAATGGCAAGAATTCTAACAGGCCATGAGCGACCAGCAGAGCAATAGCGGGGCATTGGTCAACTGCCGTCAGATGGCGAAAGCTGACTTTCAGGTATTGTCAGTTAAAGACCCCTTCACGATTTACTTTGTGAACGAGACAGGGGTCTTTACGGAACAATCCTTGGAAGAAGAAGGCGACATCTACCTTGGCGGGAAGCTGCTCACAAGGAAATACGACTTGACGGATGTCGTGAAGGTGAATGGCGCGGCTTTGGTCTTGAATGATTTCACAGGCAGCAGCTTTACCGAAGAATTTGAGCTTTCTTCGGCATTGGCCAATGCCGCCATCCTTGATTTCTTTCTCCATGCCACGGTTCAGCATGTCAGCAATACGGCCGTCAATGTTGAATGCAGTTTGGAGTTAGGGCATTACGAGGAAAACAAGTATGTGACTGACCATGTGGTGGTGTCGGGTCAAGACACCCTTGCCGCAGCACGTAACGAGGTTCCCGTATGGTCCGTCATCAGCATGGCTGGCACTATCGGCGGTGCGTCGCAAAGCAAGTTCCTGAGAATACGCTTTGGCGCTTCTGGCACCATTGCCGTAAAACGATACACAGAAAGCGGCATTGACCGTGCCTCGCAATTGCTTATCAGAGTCTATACGGCAATAAACACCTGACGACATGGGAAAGATATTGAAGCATAGCATAGTCGAAAATGTGCCCTTTTGGATTTTGGCAGGAGTTGCCCTTGTTATAGGCATCATTGCCTTCTTTCTGCCACCAATGGCAGACATTAAGCCGTCGGTGCTTCGTTTCATCAGTTGGATTTTCGCCTTCACCGCATTGTGGACGTTATTTGCCGCCATGATGAGAGGCATTGACGCACGAATCCAACACGGGCAAACAAGCCTCACCATTGGCGACATCGATAAGAAGAAAAACGAGCAACGATTAACCGAGCAAACCGCTGAAGAAACGGAGGAAGAAGCATGAACGACATCGTTTTCAACATCGGCTCCGTCAATCCATGCGGCATCAGCGACGAGGTGTATTACATCGCGAAACGCCACTTGCGCCGCTGGCCGACCATAGACGACAGCATCGAGGCCATGATGGAAGGCCGATATGTGCAGTATGATGGCAACTTCGAGTTGCAGCCAGGCACATACTGGAGCCGACTATACAACACCCAAGGCAAAGGCAAGATTGATTGGGACTTCCAAGGCGAGACGGACTGCAAGGTGGTGATTAACCACGCCACGCTCTCGTTCCCGAAAATCACCAACCAAGCCCGTGCCTTCGCCAAGTTCGCCTCCAACGGCGACTTCGTCTTGGCCATCAAGCACGATGGCATGTACTACATCATCGGCAGCCGAGACTACCGTGCCACCGTCACGCCCAACGGCAACAGTGGCGACGCGCCCGGGTCGGCCAAGGGCCTCACCATCAGCATCGATTGCCCCGACACCACGCCGTTGCCGACCTACAGAGGAGAAATCGTCCTTGCGGACGGCATCCTGAATTGCAACACAGACACATTCATAAACTACGAAGATATGAACACCAACAAGACCCAAGACTACAGCAGCCAGATTTCGGACAATGCTGTCAGGTTTGAAGCCCTCGGAAAGGAGGGCAGGATCCATCTCGAAGGCTCTGGCCCTATCAAGATGGAAGTGAGCGTCGATGGCGTGAACTACAAGGAAGTGGACCACGACATCGAGTTTGAGAATGGCGTGGCCATTGCGCCGTTCCAGTTCTACATCGGCGACAAAGTGCGCCTGAGTGCAACGACCTTGACCAAGGTCACAATCAATTACAACGACCTTAAAACTAACTAACCATGGATGGATTCAACACCACACTTAACCAAGGTGGCAACGGCGGTGGCGGCGGCGGAGCCGCTGCAAAGCTTGCCGTATCGATCACCTACGCCGCCCTGAAGGCCTTGCGCGATGGCGGCAACCTCGTGCCCGGTACCTGGTACCGCATCACGGATTATCACACCACCGTTTCACCACTGATTACCGATGTCCGCTCGGCAGATCATCAGTTCGATGTCATCGTTCGTGCCGACGATGCTTCACATCTCAACGAAAACGGATATGCAGCCCACCACGAAGGCGATGAGTATTTTGCAGCCTGCAAACTCGAAGCATGGGAGCTTCAGTACCGTTTGGATAACGACAATTGGTCAAGAGTTGCCGGAACCTTCATCGAAGACGACGGCGATGGATACCACATGATAAAACTGGGAACTGTCGAAGTCGATGGTGAAACCTACATCCTTTGGGATGCCAGCGAGTACACAGAAGACTACGAAATCACAAGAGCCGTTTCAAAGGATGATGAAGTCGGTACCGAATTAAAGGGCTATGACCCTGAAACGGGCGAAATCTTAGATGAAGGTTGGTCTTCATCGATCGCCAGCAAGTTCGATGTAGAAGGAGACGGCCAAGGCACAATCTTGATGCTGAAGGATGAATACGGTAACCAATGCCCGTATGACTTCAAGTCCATTCAGTTCAAGCGTTGGGCTGTTACAGACTCACAGCAAGGCCGCGAAGGCTTGGACGGCAAATACATGGGCGTTTTGAACAATGTTCCTACGAACATATCTATCGAAGATGAGGATGATTTCATTTGGGCCTACACTTTCAGCAGCGATGCAACTGGAAGCGAAGACCAGGTGGATTACTCTCTCGATGGCACTCACTGGGTGTATGGCAATGTGTTGGCAATGGCTCCCGATGCCATGAACGATTTGAACGACATTGTTTTCTATGGAGAATACAACTACGGCAACCGTTTTGGCGTCAATTGTTACAGAAATACATTCGGGAACAATTGTGGAGGTAATTCGTTCGGGAACAATTGTCAGTTCAACTCATTCGGGAACGAGTGCTACCAAAACTCATTCGGGAACAGTTGCAGGCAAAATTCGTTCGGGAACAGTTGCCAAAACAACTCATTCGGGAACAATTGCTTCCAAAACTCATTCGGGAACGGTTGCCAAGTCAACTCGTTCGGGAACAGTTGTACCTATAATTCGTTCGGGAACGGTTGCAACAATAATTCGTTCGGGAACTACTGCAATAACAACTCGTTCGGGAACGATTGCTATAACAACTCGTTCGGGAACGGTTGCTACAGCAACTCATTCGGGAACAGTTGCTATCGAAACTCGTTCGGGAACAGTTGCCAAAACAACTCATTCGGGAACTACTGCCAAACTATCACTGTCTTTGACGGTGTTCAGAATTGCAGCGTGACTGGTGGAAGCCAAAGCGCTCCCGTTAAGAACGCGCAGATTCTCAATGGCACGGCAGGTGCTTCGGCACAAAACAAGCTGACCATCGCCTTCGCCGCCAACAAGGCTTACACCCAAGTTGCGGCCAAGACAACGGCAGGAAACCTGCAAATTTTCAACCCTGCTGATTTGGTCCAATAGGCTGAATTTCTCGACCCACATTTGCCTATTCTTGCCTAAATAGCGCAAGAATAGGCAAATATTTCGCCGATTTAATTGTTAGAAAGTGCTGCACAACATTCCGATTTTCAGAGTGTTGTGCAGTTGTTTTTGCCCAATTCCCGAATAATTGTTCCCGAATTATTCCTCATATCCCAAATTCCTTCGCGCACGCGCGAAATCGGTCAGCCAGGCAAAGGCACACGAAGCCCCGAATGGCCGTGAAACGACCATTGAAGAAAGGGGCTTGAAATAAAAACTGTTATTTCACTGCCTTGGACAATGCCATCTCAATGCCCTCGCGATTGACTTCACGATAGATTTCCGTGGTCTGCAACTTGGTGTGGCCAAGCAGCTTCGACACGACCGTGATGTCAACGCCCTGCTGACCGAGCAAGGTGGCAAAGGTATGGCGTGAGCTGTGGAAGGTTATCTTGGCATCGGCTCCAACGGCATCGAGCAAGCCGCGAAGCGTCTTGTTGACGGTGGCGTTGGGACCGAGTTTCTTTGTCAGTCGGCCAATGTTGCCGCCGTACTTTTCCACCATGGCCATCATCTTCCCATCGAAGAGTTTGCCGATGGGAATCTCAACGGTGAACTTGGTCTTCTGCATGGCGATGACCAACCAGCCGCCGTTGATATGAGTTTGGCGCAATGCCGTGATGTCGCTGAAGCGCAAGCCGGTGTAGCAACCGACCAGGAAGGCATCACGCACGATTTCTTCATAGCCTTTCAACTTCATTCCTTCGAGGGCGTGAAGCTGCTCTTTGGTGATGTAGCCCTTTTTGCTGACCATCTGCTGGATGCGGAACTTGTCGAAAGGGTTGGCACTGATGATGTCGCGCTTCTTTGCCTCATTGAGCACCGCACGGAACAACCGCAAGCGGCTGATTCGTGTGTTGTGGGCAATGCCGCTCGAACGAAGCCATTTGTCGTAGGACACGACAAACTGGTAGTCAATCTCGGCAACATGGATGCCAGGCTTGAATTTGTCGATATTATTGAACAATGTCTTGTAATTCTGCTTGGTCAACTCGTTTCGCTCGC